TGAAATAGTTTGGTCAACTCTAGAGCCACCATTAAATTCTACTCCATCACTAGAAAGTGTAACACCAGTACCAGCATTGAAAACAATGGGATTAGTCGTGGTTACTCCTAAATCACCAACACTAGGAGTACTACCGATTGTGGTTTCTTCTGGTAATTCTTCTTGAAACTGACCACTTCTTCCTATATTTTTTGTTATACTATCAACTGTTTCTGTTCCAAAAATTACTTTCTTTGGAGTTAAAAATTTCTGTGTGGTTGACCTATGGTCAAAATTACCTTTGGGTAGTAAGTATCCTCTAAGAGTTACAGAGAAATTTGTTCTAACTAATCTTTCATTATCACTAATTTCTGTGGCATCTTCAAAAGATTCAATACTACTTCTAAATTTCATCTTTTCAGGATCTCCCCAATATGCACCATCGGAGTAAACCACCTTTTCAACTATCTTATTCATCTGTTCTATGTATGAAGTCCAAATAATAAAATCATACGATACACTAACATAATCTGGCATCATTACATTATAATATTCTCTTTGAGGTAACAATCCTATCTGCTGTGAAAAATTATCGTATTTATTTATTTGTGAAAATTTCTTTTCAAAAGTATAAAACATATGTGGATTATTAGCATCTAATTTATCTTGAGGGACTGTATCATCTTTTGTTACTGAAGTTCTACGATATACAATTACGGGTGTTATAACTTGTCTTTTTTTATCTCTAAGAAATCCTTTGTTTTTTATTGCACTCCATCTCTCTGGTGATGCATACATAATAGGAACTTTTATGTTCTCACCATTTTCTTCTATGGATGGTTGTATTACATTTTCAAAATAAAATAAAATAGAACTATCAATATCAATTAGAGTTACTTCAGGATTTTTAATATTCTCTCCACTACGAGAATATAGGTATCCTCTGTTCAACACTCTTTGTTTTCTTGGTAATGGTTTACTCATGTTATATCTCGTCTACTATCTCTTCACGAAATTCAACTCGTTGTGGTGTTATAAATTTATTAGTTGTGGGTTTTTTATCATTACCCTCTTCAGATAATAAGTAACCCATCATAGTAAGATTGAATGTACTACGAACTAATCTTTCTGTATCACCAATCTCAGTTGCATCATCAAAACTATCTATTGTACTTTTAAATCTCATCTTTTCAGGATCTCCCCAATAAGCTCCATCGGAGTATGTAAATTTTTCAATCAAACCATTCATCTGTTTTATATAAGATGTCCAAAGGGTGAATGTATAATTTAATGTAACATAGTCTGGAACAGAAACATTATAATATTCTCTTTGTGATATAATTCCTATTTGAGCATCAAGTCTATCGTAAATATTCTGTCTAGAATATTTTTTTTGAAATGTGTAAAACATATGTGGATTGTTAGCATCTAATTTATCTATCGGCATATTTTTATTTACATCAATAGTATTTCTTTTAAAAACTATTAAAGGTGTTATAACTTGTCTTTTTTTATCTCTAAGAAAACCATCACGTTTTATCGCCTTCCAACGTTCTAAAGAACTATACATAATTGGAACTTTTATATTCTCTCCGTTTTCTTCTACTGATGGTTGGATTACGTTCTCAACATAATATATAACAGCTGAGTCGATATCTTTTAAAGTAACAGTTATATTTTTTACTTTATCCTCTTTTTTTCTAGAGTATTGATACCCACGATTTATAACTCTCGTTTTTCGTGGTAATGGTTTTTTAGACATTAAATACTCCTAACTCGTTCAATATTTAAATTTGATATCCTTACTAAGAATGAATTACACACAACCGAATGATTGTAATCTGTTTGTCCACCTACTAACTGATTTTCATTTATAGAAGATATTTCCCAATATCCACTATTCCAATTTACAACATCACCTATTTCTATTACGTAACTAATGTCAACAAGTGATTGTCTTACAAAGGAAAATACAGCATTCTGTTGTAAATCAGGACCAAATTCATCTGTCGTGGTTGTTTGGTCTTCTGCATCTACGATAGCACTAACTTGAACACCTGGCTTGTATACCTTACCACTAGAGGTTTCACCATACATATTTACTTCAGTATCATAAACAGATACCTTGTATATAATTACAGGTTGATATATTATACCATCTTTTTCAGTATATAAATCACCAACAAGTTCTTTATTAAACTTATCAAATGTATCTATGTCTTTTTGTGAATAGAAACGACTTGGCATTATTTTATCCTATGTATATTGGATATGGAACTTTTTGTAGTTTTTCTTGTAAGAACTCTGCCTCATCTTTATCAGCTTCTAACAGAGCTTTTCTACTTGTCTGTTCTAACATTTCCCTAAGTTGTGTAATAAGAGTTTCTTTTTCTGCAGAAGCTTCTGACCTCAGAGTATCACCATCTAAACTAGTTTCAGCATTAGGTATTGGTATTGCACCATATTTACTTCTAACTAAACCTAATAATTCTTTACATAAAGCTAAACCATATTTTTTAATCCATTGTTTACCCACATCATTTATATATCTAAATTCCATGTTGTCATATGGTACATTTGAAAAATCAGAAACAACATTTGTAGAACCACTATACTCTGCTTGTAAAGGATTGTCTCTATCAGATGTTCTAACATAATCAAAGTATATAGTTCTATCTTCTTCTGGATTTGGAAATATTCTTAATTTATTATTTACAAGAGTGAATGTATATGCAGACTTTCGTATGGCATCATTTAATTCTATAGCTTGAACTCTCAACAAATCTTCATATAAAGGCATTAATGTAAATGATACTGCAGGTGAGTTATTACCAAAACCAAAACCCTCTATCATATTTATTGTTCCATATCCTGTTGTCGCGTAAGGATCGAAAAATCTTTGCATTGCTGGAGTTCCTTCATAATAAACTCTTTTAATCTCTATTGCTGCACTCTCAGAGACATCAGCAAAAAGTGCATTTAAATCATATTCTTGACTCCCACTAGTAACTTTTATAGAACCTTTTTTAATATCCACATCACCACCTACACCAGCTTCTGTTCCATATTGTTTAGAAAGACTGATAGTTCTACCTAAAGTCGGAGTAACTTTTTTGTGAGTTACATTTGAACCAGTAGGTTGTCCTTGTAAAGTTAATAAATTATCTTTTATGTTAAATTGGTTTACTTGAGCTGAATACTCTGTTATGGATTCTTCGTAACATGCGTAAAATGAACCTGATTGTAATTCAACAGACATAATTGGATAACCCAATCTTCTAGCTGCCCAATCAGCAAATCTATCTACAGAGTGTTGACCTGAGCCAGAAAACTCTGTATCACTGTCGTAAAATCCATAAGGAGTTTGACCAGTACCGAAAGTACTACTACCATCCCAAATTGGTTCTTGTGCCATGAAAATCTCCTAAATTATGTACACTTATTCAATAATAAATATAACGAGCATAAAAAAAGGGGAAGTTAGACTTCCCCTTTTTATATCGTACCTAAAGTACAGTCATGTGATTATTAAACGTAGTTTACATCACCAACGATGACTTTACCAAAGAACTCTGGTCTGACCACTTCTTTAGCGTAACGTGTCATTACACCTTTACGTGGAGTAAAGTTCTTAGGATCGTACACGAGAGGTGTCATGATCAATGGTACATAAGGTGCATATACAGCTCCAGTTTCTAGGAAGTTACTTCCTCTGAAACCACATAGAATTACATTCTCGAACTGATATGGGTTCTTATATACAGTAAATCTGTTGTTCAACAGACCTGCTTTTTGAACACCCATTGCGTATTGTTTGTTGTTAGAGTCACCATTACTATCTGTAGCATATCCAGGAATAGATTCTAGGATAGTAGCAATCTCAGGACTTACAACGATGAAGTTAGCTCCACCTCTTAAAGTCTTCTGATGTATTGCGTTAGATACAGACTGTATCTTGTTACCAAGTGTTTGGAACCAAGTACCTTTTACATATGCAGATGCATTTGTAGAAGATTCTTCAAACAACTTAGAAGCAGAGTTGTACTCATATCCAACTCTAGCTGACCAACGTTCTGTCTTAGC